TGCCTAAAGGCTATAGAAAACTATAATATTGAAGCAGCTACACGCACAGGTAATCCAAATGCATTTGCCTATTTTACTCAGATCTCATGGTACGCTTTTCTTAGACGCATTGCAAAGGAAAAGAAACAGCAAGATGTTAAGATAAAGTATATGGCGTCTTCTGGCATCGAAGAATATATTATTACAAACGGTGAAGATGGATCTGCTATTGCAGTACAAGCATTCGTAGATACATTGAAAGACCGCATTGATAAAGTGAAGGAGAAAGATGATGAGTTTAAAATATTTGCACAAGAAGAGAAGAAAGCTACTAAACGTCTCAAGAAGACAGTTTCTGTTGATTCGGACTTAAGTAGTTTTTTATGAAGATAGCGATACTAAATGATACTCACTGTGGCATACGTAATAGTAGCGATATGTTTATTGCCAACGCTGATAAATTCTATACTGATACCTTTTTTCCGTATCTTGTGGAAAATAATATTACTCATATTATTCACTTGGGCGATTATTACGATAATCGAAAGTACATTAATTTTAGAGCACTTAACTGTAATCGGAAACATTTTCTCAAGCCTCTACGAGACTTTGGAATCACAATGGATATTATACGAGGAAACCATGACACCTTCTACAAGAATACAGGAGAACTAAACTCTCTTAAGGAACTCCTTGGTCATTACATGAACGAGATCAATATTATATCTGATCCAACCGTCATGGAGTATGATGGGTTCAGTATTGGACTAGTACCGTGGATTGATGCTGAGAATGAAGAAAAAACTATGAGGTTCCTAGAGACTGCCAAGTGTGATTGGTTAGGTGGTCACTTCGAAATCAATGGTTATGAAATGATGAAAGGTATTAAGTTTGAAGGTGGACTAGAACGTTCAGTGTTTAAACGTTTCGAGAAAGTACTCTCAGGTCATTTTCATACCAAATCAATGCAAGATAATATTGAGTATCTTGGTTCACAAATGGAGTTCTTTTGGAATGATGCACACGATAACAAATATTTTCATGTACTGGATACAGAAACTAGGAGTCTTACTCCTGTTCGTAATCCACATACTTTGTTCCATCGTATCAGATATGATGACACTAATAATGATTATGGGGATTATCCTTTTACCGAGCTTGATGGTAAGTTCGTAAAGATTGTTGTAATCAATAAGTCAGACCTATATGGGTTTGATAGATTTGTTGATAAGGTACAGTCACGTAAGATCTTAGAACTAAAGATTGCTGAAAACTTTGAAGAGTTTGTTGGAAAAAATGTAAAAGACGGTGAGATTTCTGTTGAAGATACTTCAGAATTGTTGTATACTTATGTGGATGCGGTAGATACTGATTTGGACAAAGATCGAATCAAAAAAGAAATGTCTTCGCTCATGATAGAGGCACAGTCTTTAGAGATAGCATGATTATATTTAAAACTTTGGCTTGGAAGAACTTTCTTAGTACAGGTAACAACTTATCTAAGATAGACTTCACAGCACACAAATCTACGTTAGTGATAGGTCACAATGGTGCAGGTAAATCTACAATGCTTGATGCGTTGTCTTTTGCGCTGTTTGGTAAAGCACATCGTAACATATCTAAACCACAACTAGTAAACTCAATAAATAATAAAGACTGTTTAGTCGAGGTTGAGTTTACTGTACATGGTTCTGAGTACCTTATTCGTAGGGGTATCAAACCAAACATATTTGAAATAATGCATAATGGAGTACTGCTCAATCAGTCTTCACATGCTAAAGAGTACCAGAAGATCCTTGAGCAAAACATCTTGAAGCTAAATCATAAAAGCTTTCATCAGATTGTTGTGTTGGGTTCTTCTTCCTTCATTCCTTTCATGCAGCTCTCAGCACAGAATCGTAGGGATGTTATTGAGGATCTTCTGGACATTAATGTGTTTTCAAAGATGAATAGTATTCTTAAAGAAAAGACTTCATTACTCAAGGATCAGATCAAAGATGTTACTCATCAGCATGCCCTCACAAGCACTAAAATTGATGCACAAAAAAAATACATTAAAGATGTCAAGGCAATCAACACAGAACAAAAAGAAACGAAGCTCCAACTCATCGAAGATTGCCGACATGAAATCGAGACTCTACATGGAAAGAACAAAGAGCTTAGTGATTCCATTCAATCTCAACTACCGAATGCAGATGTTCAAAGAGGACAACAAGAAGATAAAATCAAATCCCTTGAAGCATACAAGACGAAGTTCAATATTGAGGTCAAGAAGATCGTTAAAGAAGTCAAGTTCTTCGAGAAAAATGATATCTGTCCTACCTGTGATCAAGCCATCAGTGATGAGACAAAAGAGACCCATGTGTTGGAAGGCAAAAGCAGAGCGCAAGAACTTCAAAAAGGACTTAGTAAAGCAGATGAAGGACTACGAGAAGTACAAGAAGCTTTATCCTCTACCTTAAATATCATAGATGAATGTCGAGGCCATCAAAGCGACTTAGCGGCTAATAATCAATCTATATCACAGTTCCAATCTTCTATTGATCGTACACAGAAAGAGATCAGTGGTCTTGATCAGAATGTGGATATGGATGGGGCTAACGAAGAACTTCAACAGCTTGTTGATACTAGTAACTCTTTAGTTGAACAGAAGCTTGTACTGAACGAGCAAACTAACTATAACATTGTTATCGGTGAAATGTTAAAGGACACTGGTATCAAAACTAAAATCGTGAAAGAGTATTTACCTGTTATAAACATGCTTGTCAATAAGTATTTACAGACACTAGACTTCTTTGTGTCTTTCAATCTTAACGAAGCATTTCAAGAGACCATCAGATCTAGACACAGGGATAACTTCTCTTACGAGTCTTTCTCAGAAGGTGAAAAGCAACGTATAGATCTATCATTGCTATTCACATGGCGGCATATTGCCAAGATGAAAAACAGTGTGGCAACCAATCTACTAATATTAGATGAGACATTTGATTCATCTCTTGATCATGAAGGGGTTGACAATCTGATGAAAATCATTTATAGTTTAGATGATGATACAAATATATTCGTTATCTCTCATAAGGGTGAGATGGTAGAGAATAGGTTTGCAAACAAAATTGAAATATACAAAGATAAAAACTTCAGTAGGATTAAATAATGGAAATCAGTGCAGAAACAGTAAACGTACTAAAGAACTTCTCAGGCATCAATGGCAATATTGTTATTCGTCCTGGTAATAAAATCATGACTATTAGCGAAGCGAAGAATATTCTAGCTGAAGCCGAGGTCGCAGAGACCTTTGACAGTATCGTAGGCATTTATGATCTTACTGAGTTTCTTAATATGCTTGGATTGGTTGATACTCCACGTGTACGATTCGAAGATAGCTTTATGAATATTAATGGACAATCAGGTAGAGAACTTATTAAGTATTATTATGCTGATACTGAGATGTTGACAAGTCCTACTAAACCTATTACAATGCCAGATGCTGACGTATGGTTTGACTTGGACGTTAGCACTCTAAATGCCTTAAAACGTGCGGCTAGTATTTTCGGTCATGGTCAGGTGATTATAGAATCTGATGATGGCGCTATCAGATTATCTGTTAGTGATCCTGAAAATAGTACTGCTAACACCTATTCTGTTATTGTAGATGGAGGATACACTCAAGATACTTTTAAATATATTATAAATATTCATAACCTGAAAATGATCTCAAATGATTATCAGGTTAAAATCTCATCGAAGCTTATTTCGGAGTTCACTAGCTCTGATGGTAACCTAAAGTATTGGGTTGCATTGGAAAAGTCATCAAAACATGGAGAGTAATAAAATGACTAAAAAAGAAGACGAAGTAAAACTAGCACATGAGTCGCATGCCCCTATCTATGATATGGCAAGCCGTGTGTGTCGTTCTACTGTTGCAGTGATTGATACTATGGTACAGCGAGGTGCAGTCAAGGGTGAAGAACTGTCAACTCTTGGTCAACTGCGTGACCAATCTGTACAGCTTATTCAGATGGCAGAAACCTATCAGCAAGATCAGGCTGCAGAAACTTAGAGAGGTAGCCTTCGGGCTACCTTTAACCTTTTATATAATGTTTATCCGTTAGGACTATGATGACTACAGATTTTTTGTGGGTAGAAAAGTATCGCCCAAACACTATTGACGATTGTGTATTACCTAAATCACTTAAAGATACCTTTAAAGCTATTGTAGCAACCAAAGAACTTCCTAACATGTTGTTCACAGGCACTGCAGGTCTTGGCAAGACTACTGTAGCCAAAGCTTTATGTGATGAACTAGACTTAGATTATATTCTAATCAATGGTTCAGAAGAGGGTAATATTGATACCTTACGTGGAAAGATTAAACAGTTTGCATCCTCAGTTTCTCTGCAGGGTGGCTACAAGGTTGTTATCCTAGATGAGGCTGATTATCTAAATCCGCAATCAACTCAACCTGCATTACGTGCATTCATAGAAGAGTTCAGTAATAACTGTAGGTTTATTCTAACATGCAACTTCAAGAACCGTATTATCGAACCACTACATTCACGTTGTGGTGTGTATGAATTCAATACAACTAAGAAAGATCTTGCTCAACTTGCTGCACAGTTTCACAAAAGATTTTTATATATATTATCAGAAGAGAATGTTAGTATTGATAAAAAGGCGTCTGTTGATTTAGTTATGAAACATGCGCCTGATTGGAGAAGAGTTCTTAATGAGGCGCAAAGATATTCGATTGGCGGTAACGGTAGCATTAGTGTGGTTAGCAGTGGTAGCAATAGCAATGTTTCTAACTTGGTATCTGCCCTAAAAGATAAAAACTTCAAGGCAATGCGCCGTTGGGTTGTTGATAATATGGATATGGATACTAATGCAATCTTTCGTTCATTGTACGATAATGTTAATGAGTATGTAGAATCTCAGAGCATTCCACAACTCATTCTTATATTAGCAGACTATCAATATAAAGATGCATTCGTTGCTGACCATGAGCTAAATATTGTAGCGTGTATGACAGAAATAATGGCACAGGTAAGATTTAAATGATCAATATTAAAGATACACAGTTTATTGCTATACATGAAAAAACATTACCTCAAAATGCTTGTAAGTACTTGACTGATTATTTTGAAGATAATAAAAAATATACTGAAAAAAACTACAATGTCATGAAAACTTGGCAAGCTGAAGTACGTGATGAACTTATTTTAGATATGACTGTTGACATTATAAAACCTATGATAGAAAGAACCACAAACCGAAAATATAAACCGGGGTCTGCAAAGTTAATTGATTATGTAGAAGGCTCTTGGTGCAAGGGTCATCGTGATTCTTTAGAGCAGTCTCACCTTTCAGTTATAACTATGGTTGATATCTCAAGTGATTTAAAAGGCGGTCAAGCTTACTTTGCAAAGGATGAACATGCTGAAAGTGTGTGGTCTATGATGCCTGGACCACTTCATAACGGAGATACTTTAATATACAGCCCCAATCTATTTCATGGGGTTTATGAAGTGCAGCAAGGACGAAGACTTGTATTAGTTACTTGGTTTTTAGAATGCGAAAAATAGTTATAGTTGGGGGTGGTGTTGTAGGATGGTTTACTGCAGCACTGTTAGCTAAAAGACATTCGAAAAGCAATCTGAAGATTACGTTGGTAGAGTCTCCTGAAGTACCTATTTTAGGAGTTGGTGAAAGCACTATTCCCCAACTTGGAGACATGCTATCTTGGTTAGATGTTGACGAAAAAGCATGGATGAAAGGCACTAGATCTATCTACAAGTTAGGTAATGATTTTGTAGGTTGGAATAGCGAAACAGATAAAAATCATGTTACTGATCATTGGAATGCTCCTAAATCGCAGAGACAGTTTTATCATTTTTCATTAACACATAGAGATGGCGTATTCAAGAAAAGCTTTTATAATAAACTAAAACAGGAAGACTTCTTTTATGATAATAATGGTAAGTTTGGTGTAGATAATAAAAGCTATGACTATGCGTTACAGTTAGTTAGAGATGGCGTGATTTCAGTTGAAGATGTTGCAGAGTATACTTGTGACCAATATCACTTTGCTATGAAAAATAAATCTCCTTACGACATGGAAGATGATTTGCTTACAGGGGATTTGAGAAGTTATGCATGGCACGTTGATGCTGAAAGATTTCCTGTCATTGTAAGAGAACAGGTTGCTCTTCCTCTTGGCGTTGAATGGATACAGGGGTATGTTCATAAGATAAACAAATCTGATGACGGTAATCTATCATCTTTAGATTTAAAAGATGGTAGTAGTATTGAAGGTGATATCTTTGTTGACTGTACAGGATTTCATAGATTGTTAATGAAACAGATGCCTACTAGGTGGAAGCAGTTAACTCATCTGCCTACACAATCTGCAGTAGTTGCGCCTGTAAAATATAAAGATCCTTATAAAGAGATGAGACCTTACACTCAAAGTTATGCCCAAAAGAATGGCTGGAACTTTATTATACCATTGTATAGTCGAATGGGATCTGGTTATATCTTCGATAAGAACTCAGAAGATGCCGACTCAGCTAGAGAGCGTTTCATTAAGTATTGGAATGGATATGACTTCATAAAAGAACCAAGATTAATTGAATGGGAATCTGGTTGGTATGAAGATGCTTGGATAAAAAATGTTGTTGGTGTTGGTATGGGTCAAGGATTTGTTGATCCTATGGAAGCTAATAGTATTTACGTAGCACAGAGTTGTATACAGATTCTAGATCAGATACTGCAAAAGTATACACACATGGATATACCAGAAATATCTAAAAAAGCCTATAGTAAACATCAACAAAAACTAGAGAAACAAATAGCAGATTTTATTAGTTATCACTTCACATTGTCTAAAAGACAGGACTCTCCTATGTGGAAAAAGTGGGGTAACAACTCAGAGGATGCCATAAAGAACTGGAAAGAATACAGAGCACCAAGAGGATACAGTGGCAGAAATATATTTTTAGATTATCAGTGGGCGCAACAACAGTTATATCTAGATCATTTTGATGATTATTGCGATATACAAATAAAAGAATCTCTCATGCCACTTGCACAGGCTAACTTTGATTTCATAAAAAATAAAGGCGAAGCTTTATCTGAATATGCGCCTCATATATATGACTACTTAAGAGAAAAAATGTATGATGGTGCAACATATTCAGAGGTTTTAGAAAATGATTTACATTGACGGTATAGAGTATTTAGATTGTGACAATGATCATGTTCGATCATCAGTTATAGATTACCTAGAAAACTGGAACGTGACAGTTTCAACAAGTGGAACTACAGGCAA